GTTATTATTCTTACAGAAATAATGACCCAAGTTTTCAAAATAAAAATGCTGCTGATTTGTTAGAGTATTTTTATGAAGATAGGTCTTGGAGAAATAACAACACTGTATCTATGGGTTTTGATTTAGCCGCTGTAGCTAATGAAACTAATCCTGAAAGGATAAAAGAATTTTCTTACATACAACAAACTTATTCTGCTTTGCCTTCTTTTTGGGATGACCCTAATAGAAGTTTTGGTGGATGGTTAATTGATAATGGTGGAGCTATGTTAGCTGACCCAGTTAATTTAATTGGTGTAGGTGTTGGTGGACAGGTTGCTAAACAAAGCTTTAGATTAGGTTTAAAAGAATTGTTAAAAGGTAAAATGGCTCAAGAAATTAATAAAGCTGCTATAGAAGAAATGGCTAAACAAGCAACAAAAGAATCTATTGGTCAAGCCATTAAAAAAGGTGCTTTATATGAAGGTTATTTTGGTGCTATTACAAATGGAACTCAAGATATAATATTACAAAACACAGCTATAAAAGCTAATATACAAAACGAATTAGATTTAAAACAAACAGCTTTAAGCACAGCTGCAGGTTTTGGTTTGGGTACTGTATTTGGTGGTGCTTTTTCTGCCGGAGCTTTTAAATTAACAAATAGAAATTTAAAAAACACCGCTGTTAAACAATTAGTAGATATACATGAATATGGACAAAGTAATATTACAGGTAGACAGTTATTTAAAGATTTAAGTGTGCGTAAAACAAAATCAGAACTATATCAAAACCAACCTAAAAAAACTAAAAAACAAATTGAAGCTGAACAAGAATTAAATAAAGATACTTTTAATAATAGATTTTTAAATTTTAAACCTGAACGTATAACAGGTGAAGACAAGCCTTCTAAACTCCCAATAAATCTTACGCGTTACAAAGCGGGTGCATACAGACAGTTAATTAAACAAAGAGCTAAATTATTAAAAAATAAAGTTGATAGTAAAGAAGTAATTTCATTAGATGAAATGGTAGAAATAGCAGGTAAAAGAGCTATAGCAATGGGTGGTGACCCTAAGAAAATTAAAAACGAACTTAAACGAATGGCAAACGACCCAAAGACAAAAGAACAGTTTACTTACAGGGTTATTGCAGGAGATTATCTTGCAAAAGATAGTGCTGAACTTGTTAACATTTCTAATGAATATTCAAGAATAGATTTAACACCTACAAGAAGAAAAGAAATTGAAAAACAATTTGATGAAATGCTTGAGGGATTAGATGAGTTAATTCAAATAAATTCTGATTTAGGAACGGCAGCTGCTAGAAGTACGACTGCAGGTAGAATTGTAAAAGACAAAGCACGTGTTGCTGAATTAATTACTAGACCTGAAGACCCTAAAATGGCTAAGTTAAAAACTGGTAATAAACAAAAATTTATAGAAGCTATTGGTAAATTAGATGATGATGAGCAAGTTATCTTAGCATTACAAGATGCTAAAAAAACAAACAAATGGGATTTAGCTGCTGAGTATGTTAACAATAATTTATTGTCTTCACCAGATACCCATGAGTTAAATTTAATATCCGGTTTAATACAAACACAGTGGAAACCTTTTGTTATGTTATTAAGAGCTGCAAATATGGTTACTACTGATAGACAAAAAGCTGTAGTAATTGCTAGAGAAGCTTTGCAAACTTATATTTATCAATACCTTTATATAGGTCATGCATTAAAAGCAGCAGGTAAAACTCTTATAAAAGGAAGAGCTACGTTAGATAGTGCTCAAATGAAATTTGATGCAAATATTAGACAAGGTCAATTACAAAGATTTATAAGTGAATGGGGTAAAACTATTTCAGAACCAATTGCTGAGCTTGGGGCTAGAATTTCAAATGATGCAATAGGAAGTGCAGCAGGTAAAATTGTTCAAGCGCCTTTTGAAGCAGCAAGTTTTGTTCAAACTATTCCATTAAGAGTACTTGCAGCAGGTGATGAATTTATGAAAACAATGGCTTTTAAAGCTAGATTAACTTCTATTATTAATTCAGAAATAATGAAAAACAATCCTGATTATGGTATTTATTTAAAAGGTAAATTATTTACACAAGATTATGAAGCTAAATTTAAAGAAATAGAAAAAAGATTTGTAGATGAAAACGGTGTTGCAACTGCAATTGGAACTACAGTTGATGACACTTTAAACTCACCATTACAGTATGCAAGAGAATTATCTTTTACACAGTCAGCTTATTCCACAAATCCTGTTACAGGTGAAGAAGAAGGTGGTATTACTGGTTGGGTATTAGACCAAACACAAGGTAAAGGAAGAGTAGCTAGGGTTTTAGGATTGCATTTTATTAACACACCTTCAAATTTATTGAGATGGAATTTTCAACATTTACCTGTATTAGGTAGATACCAGTTTCAAATGAGACACATGTTGGCAGAAACAGAAGATTTAGTAGATGGAAAAATTAAACATGTTGCTAGAAAAAGTTTTGCAGGAATTAGTTCAGTAAAATCAGGTTTATCTGCTAGTAAGAAAAATTATTTAAATCCAGAAGCTGCGGCAGAAGCTAATGCTAGAATACAATCAGGTTGGTTATTATGGGCTACAGCTTTTGCTTTAGTTTCAGCAGGTAGATTTACAGGTGGTGGAAGTAACGATTGGAGAGAAAATCAAGCTAAAGAAGATTTAGTTGGTTGGAAACCATATTCTTATGTTACAGCAGATGGAAGATATATACAATTTAATCGTCTTGACCCTATAATGACACCAATATTTATAATGGCAGATATTTTTGAAACTATGGATAAATCAAATGGAGTTTTATCTCCACAAGAACAATCTATAATACATGAATTAGCAATGGGAACAGTACTAGGAATTTCAAGAAATTTAACATCTAAATTTTATACAAAAAATATCGTTGATACATACCAAGCATTTTTTGGTGGTGGATTAGCTAGTTCCAGAAAACCAGAACAAAGAGCAGAAGCTTTTTTTGCCAGATTAGCATATAAAACTTTACCTTTATCAGGTGCTGTAAGATATGTTGACAGAGTAACAGATGAATATGAAAAAGATTTATGGACATTAAGCGACAGATTACAAAGATATTTTGCAGACAACCCACAAGAAAGAGTTATGCCTAAAAGAAATGTTTGGGGTGAAAAAGTAAAAACTAAAAGAGCTTGGTTATTTGGTTTAAACGGAAGAGATGGTGTTATTTCTAGTCCGTTTAGTATGTCTGATTACAGAAATGATGAAACTTCTAATTTCTTTAAAGATAGAAATGATATTAATTACAGACCACCATCTGCGGTAGCAAAAAGAATTACAGGACAAGATATTGATTTAAAAAGTTTAAGAAAATTTGATGGGCAAACAGCTTACGATAGATGGATGGAAATAAAATCTGAAATTAAAATTAATGCTAATGGTCAAATAACTAAAAATAAAGGTATTTCTCTTAAAGAATTTATAGAAAATCAAATTAAAAATAAAAATAGTAGCCTTAATTTAAGAATTCCAAATCCTGAAAACACAAATGGTATAGTTAATGGCATTGATTTACAACAAAAATACATATTAAGTATAATAACTAATGTTGAAAGTGTAGCATATAACTTAATGACTAAAGAGTTTCCTGAGTTAGCAACAATAGAAGAAGGAGAATTGTCTAACCTTAAAGATGCTTATGATGATTTAAAAAAGAAAAAGAAATCAGCAATAACTATACTAACTGAATAAAGTACCCCTTTTAGAAGAGATAAAACACAAATATGGCTAATTCATTCGTAAGATACACCGGAAACGGTACAACTACTACATACGCTATTCCTTTTAGTTACCGTAGTACAGATGACTTATCTGCTACAGTAGCGGGTGTTAGTGTTACAGCATATACTTTAGATGCCGCAGGTACTAATCTTACATTTACTACAGCACCGGCTAATGGTGCCGCTATTGAAATAAGAAGAACAACAAGTCAATCAACAAAATTAGTAGATTATGTTTCAGGTTCAGTCTTAACTGAAAGCGACTTAGACACTGATAGTGACCAAGCTTTCTATATGTCTCAAGAAGCTATTGATAAAGCGGGTGACGTAATATCATTAGATAACGTAGACTTTAACTGGGATGTACAAAATAAAAGATTAAAAAATGTAGCAAACCCTGTAGATAATACAGATGCTGTTAATAAACAATTTATATCAACTAACATACCTAATATTACAACAGTAGCAGGTATAAGCTCTGATGTAACTACGGTTGCAGGTATTAGTTCAGATGTTACTGCGGTAGCTAGTGATGCTACAGATATAGGCACTGTTGCTACAAACATAGCGTCAGTAAACACAGTAGCTACAAACATCAATGATGTAATTAAAGTTGCTGATGATTTAAATGAAGCAATTTCTGAAGTAGAGACTGTTGCAAATGATTTAAATGAAGCGACTTCTGAAATAGAAGTTGTTGCTAATAATATAGCTAATGTTAATACAGTTGGTACTGACATAGCTAATGTAAACACAGTAGCGGGAATAGATACAGACGTTACTACAGTTGCAGGAATAAGCGCTGATGTAACTTCAGTAGCAGGTATATCAACTGCTGTATCTAATGTTAACTCAAATAGCACAAACATTAATGCTGTTAATGCTAATTCAGCTAACATAAATACTGTTGCAGGTATTAATGCAGATGTAACTTCTGTTGCAGGAGTATCTTCTCAAGTATCTACAGTTGCAAGTAACAATGCAAATGTGTCAACAGTAGCAGGTATTAGCTCAGATGTTACAACAGTTGCGGGAGTATCTTCTGCTGTATCTACTGTAGCGTCTAACAATGCTAACGTATCTACTGTTGGAACAGATATTAGTAATGTTAATACTGTAGCAGGTTCTATAGCAAATATTAATACTGCGGCTACAAACTTAACATCAATTAATAGTTTTGCTAATACATATCTAGGTGCTAGTGCAACTGCACCAACACAAGACCCTGATGGTTCAGCTTTAGATTTAGGGGATTTATATTTTGATACAGCCTCAGATACCATGAAAGTTTATGGTTCTGCGGGGTGGACTGCGGCGGGCTCTAGCGTTAACGGGACTGCAAGCAGGTTTAAATACACTGCAACCTCAGGACAAACAACATTTACAGGATTAGATGACAATTCTGCAACACTTGCGTATGACGCAGGTTTCTTAGATGTTTATTTAAATGGTATTAGACTTGTAAATGGAACAGATTTTACAGCAACTACAGGTAATTCAATCGTATTAACTACAGGTGCAAACTTAGATGATATACTTGAAATAGTTGCTTTTGGAACTTTTGCTTTAGCAAACTTTAGTATTACAGATGCAACTGATGTCCCACCTTTGGGAACAGCAGGTCAAGCATTAGTAGTTAATTCTGGTGGAACAGCTTTAGAATTTTCTAATGCTTCTTCAGCAGAAGTTTACGGATTTCATAAAGATAGTAATGGAGACTTAATAGTCACTACTACTAATCAAGGTGAAGATGACATATCAAGTGCAACATACGCCACATTTGATGATGTCTTATTCAGTGCGAGTGGTTTTACATTCTCACTTAACAATGGCGAACTAATAGCAACAATATAAGGAAATAATATAATGGCTACAGTAAATCTAGGCTCAATTAAGTTCAAGTGGAAGGGAACTTATGCAGGTGGAACAGCTTATACTATAGATGATGTCGTATCGTACAATGGTTCGTCATACATTTGTATTCAAGCAAGTACAGGAAACCTTCCAACCGATACAGCTTACTTTGAACAAATGTCTTCAGCAGGTACTAATGGAACAGATTTAGGAACAACATTAACTACACAAGGCGATATTGTTTATAGAGATGGAAGTGGATTACAAAGACTTCCAATCGGTACAGCAAATCAAATTTTACAAGTTAATTCTGGTGCAACAGCTTTAGAATACACAGCTAAACCAGAAGGTAAAATAGTAAATATGGCTTACTATGAAAATAATACAGAATATAGTAATACAAATAGTACCACTTATGTAACAGCAACAAACCATTCAATTACATATACACCTTCAGCAACTAATAATATTCTTTTTATAGAATTTATGCCGAATGTAAGAGTAAATAGTGGTGGTGGTGATTGTGCTTTTGTATATAGAATAGTAAGAACACCATCTGGTGGTAGTGATACTACTTTTTATGAAGACACAACTAATGTAGAAAGTTATTACTATGATAGTTCTGGTGGTGAAAGATTACAATTTCCAAGATATTTTTTACACAGAGATAATACTCACAATACAACAAGTGCTTTAACTTATAGAGTTGATTTTAAAAATCATCATTCTGCACAACAAGTTTATATCAGTAATGATAGCACTATTAGTAGATGGAGAATTACTGAAGTTAAACCATAATAATTAAGGAGAATAAATAATGGCAAAAAAATATATAGATGCAATCAAAGCTATTAGACCAAATGCACAAGTAGGTTCTGAAGGAACATCATACGAAGGTATTATTTGGATGGATGAAACACCGATAGATAAAGCAACTTTAGATGCAAAACTTGCTGAACTTCCAACTGAAGAAGAAGAAAAACAAGTTAAAGAAAATGCTAAAGCTAGTGGCAATCAAAAGCTATTAGACTTAGGATTAACACAAGCTGAAGCAACTGCATTAACTGGTTATACACCACCAGTAGCAGAGTAATTAAAATCTTAAAATCGTAGGAGAATAAAAATGAGTAAAGCTAGAGAACTAGCAGATATATTTGCAGACGCAAATACAGCAAACGAACTTGCTAAACTAGATGGTTCAGCAAAATTAACTGACGCTGTATTTCCTGCTGTAT